CGCGGACCACGATGAGCGTCTGTCCGGTGATGCCGTCCAGCCGTGCGGCCTTCCCGGGGTACCGCGCGTGGCGCTGCTTCCGCATGCGATACCACGCTTCGAACGAATCCCGCGCTGCCGTGCCCGTGCCGCAGCGAACGAGAATGTGTCCGTCCTCGTCAACCCACTTGCCTTTCTCGGAGCCGTACTCGACCATGCCCGTGCCCTTGGTGTCGAGCAGGAACATCGTGCCGAGCGGGTGGGTGCGAATGGCCTTGATGGGGATTTCGCCCATCGAGAGGTCGCCTTGCTTCATGGCGGCCGTGCCCCCGTCGGGCTTCATCAAGCTGGCGCCCGAGTAGCGGCGATCCGCTTCGGACATCTTGATGTAGAGACGACGAACGCTGTGGTGCGCGGTCATCAAGCTGATTTCCGCGCCGAGTTTCTGGTCCAGCACGTCCGCAATCTGCTGGAACAGGTCGAGTGAGAGCGCGCCGGTTGACGCCTTCACGTAGGACTGGTACTGCTGCCAGAGGCTCCGGTCCACGTTGAAGTAGTTGTTCCGGTACGTCCCGTCATCGAACAGGGCCATCAAGCCCCAGAACCCGTGTTCGTAGCTGGTGTCGAGGATGTCATCAACCGCGCTGTTCGCCGCCTGAACGATGTAATCGTTGTCGGTCGACGAGAACGTCGAGTCGATGGTGATGCTCGTGCCGTCGGCGGCACAGGCCGTGACCTTGCGAATCGAGGAACTTCGCAAGGTGCCGGTCGCCGGGTTGACGAACCCGATATACATCCCGACGTTGAAGAACCGATTGCCGAAGTCGTTGCCCGTGATGCCGCCCGGCGCATCGACGGTCTGGGTGACGGAATTGGCGGCGCCGTCGACGAGGGCCAGCACACCGCGGCCGTCGCTGGCCAGCGAGTACTCGTCCTTGCGCGCGATGTCGTCGATGAGGCGGGTCATCTCGTCCTTCTTGGTCGAGACGAACGCGCCTTCCGACTTCATCGAGTCGGCGATACTTTCGGAGGTCATCCGAACGCGCGCCATGAGCTTCTTCTGCCCGACGTGAACCTTGATGTGGCCCTGCACGCCGGCGTCCGCGAACGCTCCATCCTCACCGACGAACATCGGTGACGTGTTGCGGGTGACGTGTGCGTCGTAGACCACTTCCTGACCGGCGTACTCCACCGGGGTCCACTTGAACAAGCCCTTCAGGGGGTTCTTGTTGTTGACCTGTTCGGCGACATAGTCCTCGAACACGGTCTTGAGGGCGCCTTGAATCAACTGGGTGTCGGCGCCACCGGGGTTTGCCATGAGACTGCTCCTGCTATGGAGTCATCGAGCGACGGTCGTTGTTCACCAAGTCCCATGCCTGTTTGAACACGGCGTCCTCGTCCTCCGCTGGATCGTGCTTCGGGACCGCCGATGAGGGCGGCGAACTGGTGCGTCCGGCGACGGGCAGCCGGCGAGTCGTATCGAGACGTTTCGCGGCGGCGGCTTGGGCGCGCATTGGCCCAAACACGTCCTTCTCGAATGCCTGAACGAACTCGCCAATCAAGGTCGGGTCCCGCGCTTCGTATCGAGCGGTGAGGCGCGGGTCGACGGCAATCGTCTCGAAAAACGATTGGGCGACGAACCGTCCGAGCCGACTGTTCGGCTCGATGGTTTGGCCAAGCGTTTTTCCAAGGGCCACGGTTGCGGAGGCGAGCGTGGCGTCGGCCACGTTGCCCCAGTACACTTCCGTATCCTTTTGGAGCCGGGGGATCGCCTCCCCTGCCGAGAGGAGTGCCGGGATTTTGTCCTGAATGTCGAGATACTGCTTCCACTCAGGAAATACCTCAAGAAACTGCTGCCTGATGCGTTCCCGCGCAACCGCTTTCGTGTCCGCCGGATCGATTCCGGGCGGTGCGGGCGGGGTGGGTTTCGGACTCAGATGTTCCAAGATCTGAATCAGCTTCGCTTCCCTCTCTTGACTGGTCCGAAGCGCTTGGTTGACTTCATCAAAACGGTAACGTGGAATCCCCTCTGGAGGTCCGCTTGGAGGCGGAGCGACCGGAGGAGCGAGCGATTGATCGTCGTCTCCGTCATCGGGGATCTGACGATCATCGGAGCCGGCCGAATCGGGCTGTGTGATGGTGCCCGTTTCGAAATCGACGCCGAATTCCGGAAAGTCGGTACTCATGCGCGGTGTCCTTTGGTTTGGCAGCGCGGGGTCGGTTCCCCGTTCAACCCTTGTTTTGCTGTCACGCGGTTAGTTCCGCTGGCGCGTGGTGTCCGCTTGCCGATGGACCGCATCGGCACGGTTCGAGGGTGTCAGTTAGGCTCGCGCGACACCTTCGGTCCCTTGCGCGACTTCTCGTCCCGCATCTGCGGGACTGCCTGATTCTCGATTCGAATTCGACAATGCCTGTCCGACTCCCGGGGCTCCGGGCGGCGGTGTCGGGCTTCCGGGCGGGCCCGGGGGCGCGGCCAGCATCGGGGGCATTTGGAAGAACTTGGGCTGGCCGGCCAGCGTTGCCATCTGTGCGGCTTCGTGGTCAGCCATGTGTTTCGTGTATTGCTGTTCCACGTCCGGCCGTTTCGCAAACATCTGGCGTGCGGCGTCCGACAAAGCCCATTTCCGATGTTCGGACATATGAATCACGTCGCTGTGCCACGGTTTTCGCAGCATGGGTGACGGGGCCATCGGCTGCGTCGCGCCGGGAAGCGGGAGCCCCATCGGTCCTATCAGCGGGGCGCCGGTCATGGGGTCGGTGGGGGGTGGTCCGGGCACCATCTGCGACAGCGGCGAGAGAATCCACCGTTCGAAGGCGTCCTGTTCTTGGAGCGCCGATTTCACGTCGGCGTCGAGCGACGGGAGCAATTCCTGCTGGCCGAAGATACGCAGAATCGAGTACGTCTGGTCGGGGTCTTGTGGATTCAGTACCGCAAGTTGCTGGAGTTGTTGGACGGCGGCGCGTTTGCCAAGATTCGTCTTGGGCGCTTGTGATCCATCTTCGATCACAATCTGGATGCTGCCCATGAGATCGGCTTTCTTGAACTGCGTGCCTTGCCATGTGCCGTTCGGTCCGATGACGGCAAAGAACCGCTCGTCGGGACCAAAGGCGCGTTCGAGTTCGAGCGCAATCTGATACCAGAGGCGATACCCCTCGCCGCGTTCGCTGAGGACCATTCCAAACCGGCTCTGCGAGCGTTCGACCAGTAGTTGCATCGCGGAGAAGGCTTCCACGCCGGCGGGTTTCGCGCCTTTCAGCACGTCCGGCGTGCCGGCGAGCATTTCGATGTCGGAGAGGTACTGCTGGCGGAGGTTGTTGAGACTGGCGGGTACGTTGGACCCTTCGATCTTTTCCGGCTTGGCGGCTCCGCCAGCAATCAGGGGGTTGTACCGCACGACGAGGCCCGGTTCGCCCGTGAACTTCTTGACTTCGGCGCCTTTCGGTTCGAGCCAGACGGGGTTGCTCGTGCGCTGCACGATGAGTTGAACGAGCGAGTCGTGCTGATTGAGTTGGTCGTTCTTCTGGATGATCGAATCGAGCGGGGAGCGTCCCCACACGCGCCCGCCGATCCGTTCGTATGGTTCGTGAATCCACGGCCAGATCGCGTCACCCTGCGGGGTCATGTAGGGCAGCGGCCCGGGGAGGCTTTGGCCTTCGTCTTCCACGAGTTCGGGTTGCGTGTCCCCCATGACGCGCATCATCAAGCCCTTGGGGTACGTGCGATTCGGCTTCTGCCAGAGTTCGTATTCGACGATGCCCTCGCCTTGTTCGAGGCCCGATCCCGCCATGAGCGCCAGCGGATTCGCGGAGAGGTCCGATTGGACCGCGAGTGACCGGAGGAGTTGTATCGACCGTTCGTTCGAGGACTTGTCGAACCGGAGTTTCAATGCGAGTTCGGGATAGGCTTTTTCGACCCATGCCTTCGTGCGCCAGCGGAGGCGAATGACGTAGGGGACTTCGTGGAAATCCGAATAGCCCGGAGAGAAGGCAATCTCCCACGGGGAACATACGTCGGTTTTGCCTTTGCCGCTGGAGATGGTCGAGGCGTCGGCGGTGCGGGCCATCGGCATGTCGCACGTTTCGCACGTGCCCGAGGTTTCTACGTCTGCGCTGGCATTGTTCGTGCCGCAGATGCCGCACGTCTGGAAGGTTTGCAACGTGGAGGCGTCTTCGGCGAACTTGTCCCACCACGGATGGAGAAACACGTTGCCAACCGCAATCAGCCAGAAGTCGGCGCAGCGTTGGATCCGCGACATTTCGTGTTCGGCGCGAATGGCGGGCTCCATCTTGTCGGCGACTTCGGACGTGCTGATGTCTTTCGGCCGGCTGCCTGTTGGTCGCGCTTTTGCGATGAGGTCGACGGCTTCAAAGAGGGAGAGGATGGTCTGGTGGACTTCGGCGATCTTGTTGGTGACAGGCCGCGGAATCCATTTCGCGAGGCGCTTGTCCATCCACTGACCGCGCGACGTGTCGTAGTAGATCCAATGGCGCCCGAGGAAGTACAGCAGATTTCTCCACCACGACCGTTCGTGTACCCAGCGGTTGTCAAGGGCTTCTTTCTTGCACTCCTCGAAGAACTTGAGGAGGGCTTTTTCGTCCTCGTAGGGGTCTTTCTGTGTTTTGTCGATTTTGCCGGTGCGGAGGAGTTCGAGGAGTTTGCCCGTGATGCGGGTATTGGTGGCAAGGTCGCCGACGGCCGGGGGTGCCATCGGAGGGGGTTGAAACGCCGTGCCGAGGTCCATGAGCGGACTCCTACCGTGTGTAGACCACGGCGCCTGTTACGGGGTCGTGTTGCACGCCGAAGGTGCGTGCCGCCTCGTCGCCCATGTCGTCGAAACTGCCCGTCTGCATCGCGGTGAGGGCCATCCCCGGCGCTTCTCCCTCTGGTCGCGATTCGGCGGTCAACGGTTCGCCCATCCATGCTCGCGGGGGTGGCGGCGAGTCTTCGCGCGCGATCTGCGGCGCCATGAGACTGACGCCGAGGACGCGGGCGAGGAGCGTGGACCGTTCGATTTCCAAGCGGTTGACGTGGTTGGCCAACCAGTCGAAATTCTGCTGCTGGACGGCTGATTTCTGGCGGATTTCAGCCGTGAGGCTTTCGGCGATATGCACGCGCGTCAGCAGGTGTTCGAAGGTCGTTCGGTTGATCCACATTCGCCCTACCTCCAGAAATCACCGAGCGGGTTGTCGCCGTCTGGCACTTCCGCGAGGAAGTCTACACCAAACGACTCCTGTTCGGAAACGTCGCCGTCACAGCGGCGCATCCGTTCGACGCTCCAGCGGACGGATTCTGGCATGGCGGAGAGGTCGCGGAGCGACGATGACGGCACGTCGCCGTCAATCTCCTGCGGCTGGAACGGCCAGAGCATAATCGCGTACCGAAGGGCATCGCAGAGGTCGTCTTGAATCTTGACGACTCGTTCTCGGCGCATTTGCCCGTCCGAACCGACGTTTTCGTCCCATCGGTAGCCGCGCAGTTGTTCGATGAGTTTTGGACAGGTATCTTCTGGGAGCCAGAGCCGTCGCGCCCGGAGCCACGAGCCGACTCGGGTGATGCCGCCGACCACGTCGTAGGGGGCCGGCGCCGCCATGATGCCGTGTTGCTGGAGTTCGATGATGGTCTGGAGTTGTGTTTTGTCGCACGCCCACTGTTCGGGGTGGAGGTTCCCGATGAGTTTGTGCAATTCGAAGACGTGGTCGGCGACCGGCTTGTGGCGCGCGACGTATTCGCCGATGCAGACGAGGCCCGCTTCCGTCTCCAGCAGCAGCACGCCGGCGAAGGGGTGATCGGCGCCCGGGTCGAGCCCCACGATGCAGCGCAGATGTGTCGGGATGTCGGGCCATGTGGGAAGGACGCGCCGAATCTCTCCGCGTGGAATGACGCTGGCGTCGATGAGGTTGCCGAACACGGCGCCCGCAAACGAGACGAAGTCCGCCTCGAATTCCTGCTGGTAGAACAGCGGGTCGAGTTGCTTTTTCGCCGCGATCACTTCGCTCGCGTCGATGGCGGGATTATCGAGCGTCTTGTACTTGCACGCCCAGAAGCCGGGGTCCATCTCGTATGCCGGCAGATAGAACCGCTTGTACGTCCAGTCAAAGCCATTGGGTGAGGTCGTCACCCATGCGGTGCCGCGCTTGTCGATGAGGGCTGGAAGCAGCGTGTTCCACGCTTTCTCGGCAATCTTCCGCGCTTCGTCGAGCCATGCCCAATCCAGCCCGGGTCCGCGCGCCCGTTCGGGATCGTCGAGCGAGCGGAAGGACATTCGCGCGTGGTTGTGACAGGTCAACGTCAGATGTTGGAGGCTCCAATCCTTGATCCACGCATTCGGAATCGTCGCGAACACGGCGGGGACCACGTAATCGTAGAGTTCGGGGTAGCTTGGCGCGCACGCCCATCCAAGGCTATTGGGAATCGTCAGTTCTTCGGCGACACCGACGGCGCCGATGCGCGTTTTCCCGCCCCGCCGTCCCGCGAAGACGCCGAGCCGATTGAAGGCGCGGCGGCCGTCGCTGAGGCGTGCGCGTTTCGCTTCGAGAAAGGCTTGCTGATAGGGGTTGTAGAGGAGATCGACGGACCCCGTCGCGTTCGCGGAGACGATGGCGCCCTTAGCCATGCTGGATTATCGGTGACTGTGCGCGTGGAGCGCGCGCATGGAGGGACGCGCGGATCCGACGTGTTCGGGTAAGTCGCGCCCCTTGGCGGCGCGTGCTTTTCCCCGCGCCTCGGCCAGTGAGAGCTTGCCTTCTCCGGCCAGCGCAAAGAGTTTCCGGCGCTGTGCGTCGGAGACGACGGCTTTATACGGTGGCATTGGGTGTCTCCATCACGGGCGCGGCGAGCAGCGCGCGCGGCGCGCCCACGACGGACCCAAGCGCAATCGTGGGGCGGCTCGCCACGTCGATGCCCGGGGGCAAACTGAATTGGACGTTGAGCGTGGTTTGCATGAGCGGGGGCGGCGCGGCGTCGGCGCGTGGCGGCTGGAGCCCGCCCGCGCGTCCGGCGAGCGTGCGGAAGACGGCTTCTGGGACCCCCGCGTTGACCATCCCGGCGAGGCGTTCGACGGCCAGCGGGAAAATTTCGCTGTCGATGCGCGCAACGGCGGCGTCGAACGCATACGAGACGGCCTTCAGTTTCTTTCGGGCGCGGGCCACGTCGACGCGCAAGCCGTTCGCGCTGCCGATGCCGAGCGCGTTGGCCATCTGTCGATACGTGAGGCCGGAGTCGCGCATCGCGACGATGAGGCGTTCGCGCGGTGTCGGTCCGTCGGTGGTGCTGGCGAGCCCGGGCAGGATGACCGCATCGGTGGGGTCCGCGCCGCGGGCCTTGTATGGGCCGTCGAACTGTTCGAGGGGCGCGCGGTCTTTGCTCATGGGGTGGGGACGACCAGTGGCGTCGTCGGCTGTTTCTGAATCAGCCATGTGAACGGGTGGGTGGCGCGCTTGGTGCCGGTACTCCAGACCGAGATAAAGAAGGCGTTGCGCCGCTCGGTCAGATTGGCGCCCTGCACCACGTTGTCGGCGGGCTGCATGAGCCAGCGAATGTTGTACGTGTGCGTTTTGCCGTCGATGATGATGGTTTGCAGCGTGTCGTAGCAGGAGACGTTGTTCGCGTCTAACACGTCTTGCGCGTTGCGCGTGTTGATGATGTTGCCGGTCGTGGGGTCGTAGACCGTCAACGTCAACGATTCCAGTCCCGTCACGGGAATCGCGTCCCCTTCCTCGTCTCGGAGGGTGCCGATGTAGACGGCGGAATCGCCGTCGTTGAGCGTGGCAAGGTCGGCCATCGCCAGACTCCTACGCCGCCGCCGCGGTGAGCGTGGCGGTCACGTCAAGCGTGTCGTTGTCGACCATCGTGCGCGTGCCTTCCGAGAAGTCGGCCGCGCCGTACAGCGTCCCGGTGGCGCTGGCTTTGGTCGCGATGTCGGTCAGAAAGAGCCCGAGAATCGTCATGTTGCCCGAGGCGGTGAACCGCGCTTTGGCTCCCGTGTTACTGACCGACCCCGCGCTGATCGCGCCCGGGGTCCATGCGGGTCGGGCGGCTTCGTCGTAGGCGGTCAGTTCCGTCCACGTCACATGGCTGGCCATCGTGTCGGCCGGGTCGGGGGTGCCGGTGGATTTCAGCCCGACGTACCAGAGTGGCGCGGCCAGTCCGGTTTTGAACGTGGCGTCGAGGAGTTTGTTGAGGCCGGCCGTGACCACGATGTTGTGTGCGGTGGCGACCCACTTGATGCGGCCGGTCGCGTCTCGGCAGACGGCTTCGTACACGGTACGCATCTTGACTTGAATCGGCTGCGCCATGACCCCCTCCTCCTACGGTTCTTCCATCGTCGTGTCTATCATACGCGCATCCACCATCGTTTCATTCCGCATGGTGGCGGACTGGACGTGTTCGGCCCGCATCGTGGCGTGTGACACCGTCTCGTTGACGAGGGTGGCGGAGGCCAGATGGTCGGCGCGTCCGGTGGCGGCGTGGAGTTGTTCGGCGTGCCAATGCAGCAGCAGCGCGAGAATGACGAAGTGTGCGGACCCCTCGACCGCGGCGCCGACGGCAAACGTGCCGGTCCCGGGCATTCCGTGAATGGCGTCTTCGAGCAGGTCGTGCGCGGTCGCGAAGGTGGTGGCGCCACCAAGCGCCAGACTGGAGGCGCGCGTGAGCGCAGCGGTGGTGGCGAGCGTGCCGGTGCCGCCGAAGGCGATGAACGATGTGCGGTCGAGCGCCGCGGTCGTCGGCAACGTGGCCGAGACGCCATACGCGGCGGTGGTGAGGGGGGTGAGCGAACTGAGAATCGCCAGTGTCGCCTCGCCCTGTAGTTGGTTGTTGCCGGTCGCGCCGACGGCGGCGACGAGGGCGAGCGTGGACTGTCCGAGCCATGCGATGAACGAGACGCGGCCAAGCGCGGCGGTGGCCGCCAGTGTCGCTGAGACGCTGCATGCGGCGAGGCTGGCGGCGGCGACGGTGCCTGTGGCGGGGAGCGTGGCGCTGCCGAGGTAGTTGATGGGTTCGGGTGGGTCAAGAGGAAAGGGCGGGTCGGGGTCGTGGGCGAACAGGGTCGGTGCCCATGTGTACTTGTCGAACTGGACGTAGGTGGCGAGCCAGCCTACTTCGGAGAGATAGCCGGAGGCGGACTGCGTCAGTCCCCAATGTTTTGCCAGCATCATCGGTCGTTACCGCTGATACGTCGCGAAGGCGCGCGCGTTTCGTTCTTGCAGGACTTGCAAGTTCACCAGCGGTTGATGCAAGGCGCGTGCGTTCCAATCGCACCACACGTCGATGCCGGCGTCGGTGAGCAGTTGGCAGTACACCAAGTCTTCCGAGCGAGACGCGACCCCGCTCTCGTCAATCGTCAACCAGAAGGGCGGGAATCCGGCGAGGATGTCGCGGCGAATGGCGACGGCGCCGAAGCCAATCGCGTCGACCACGGCGGGGCCGGTCCCGATCTTCTCGAACATGCCGGGGTCCGGCATCCAGCCGTCGGCGGTCGGGTGTCGATGGTAGACGTTGAAAAAGGGCACGTTCGCGTCGGCGTGTTGAATCATCACGGGCGCGCCGACGAGCGGATACGTCGGGTCAATCATCGTGAGGAGCGAGCGGTCGGGGATCACGTCGTCATCGACCATGAGCAAGAACTGCGTGGCGGGGCTGGCGAGTGCGATCAGGCGGAGGCGGTTGCGCGCGTCCACCGCGGTCAGATGGCCGCGCATGTACCGTGGCAGGGGAATCCCCTCGTTGGTGTGGAGATCCTGCCATGCGTTGACGATGTCGGCGTGGATGCTGCCGCGCGTGGGGACGCCAATCAGGAGCGTGGACAGGTCGATCATCCTGACACCAGTACCAGTTGTCCCGTGTAGGTCGAGGCCGATCCGACCCCCTTCATTTCGATCATCGCCAAGCACGCGCCGTCGAGAATCTGCACGAGGTTGAACATCGAATTGATGCCGTCAAAGGGCATCATGATGTTCGCGACCGGGCAGGGCAGGAAGATCAAGGGATGGCCCATCACCACGGCGGACGTGCCGGTCGAGACGGCGGAGAAGGCGATATTGGTGACGGTGCGGAGGCCGAGGTCGCCCGTGTTGAGGGGGTAGTACCAGAGCGGAAACGGAATGCGTGTGACCACGGAACTGGTGGTGACGACGGTGGCCGCGCCCGCTTCGGCCGCGTTCGGCACGGTATCCGTGTACGTGATGGTCGCGTTGTGCGCGGTGGTGCCGAGTTGGCCCGTGATTTCGAGGAAACAGAAATTCTTGGGACTCGTCGTCGTCGCGTGGCGCGTGGGGGCTCCGTTCACGGCTTGGTTGCCGGTCGTCGTGTGGAGGACGCTCCCCGCGTGAAAAATGCGGTCGTAGATGAGCAGGGTGTTCGGCGCAGACGAGGCTTGCATCCAGCCGCTCACCACATGCAGCGTGTCCCCGCCGGCCGCGTCCGTCACGCTCATCGCGCCCGCGGTCGCGTTGGTGGGAGCCGCGCCGCCCGGAATCGCCGTGACCGCGCCGCCCGCCAGCGGCGAATTCCCGACATTCCAGAGCGAGGCGGAAAAGGCGGTGGTGGTGAACGTGCCGAGTTTCGAGATGAGGACATCTTGGCGTTTCGCGCCCGTCGTCGCTTCACTGATGAGGTCCGAGAGCGACGAGAATCCCACGTTGGGTTGGGAGAGGGCCCGCCGCGCCGCGCGCCGGATCGCCCGCGTGAGCGCGTCCCACTGGTAGTCCCGATACGAGGCGAACTCGCCCGCGCGTAACGTGCCGCGGAAGTCGCCGTCGGGCATCGCATACAGGAGCCCCGTGGTCCCCGGCATCCCGACGGGAATCGGGCCGCCATACCAGCCCCGCATGTTGCGGCTGATCACGTCCGCTTCCGTGCCGAGCCAGCGTTCCAATCGACCAGCGTGGACAGCGCGCATCGTCAGTCCTTGTGCCTAGGGTGTGTGCTTCTTGGGCGGGGGCGGCGGGGGCGGGGATTTTTTCGTTTCGGCGGCTTTCGCGTCCGCAATCGCTTTAGCGACACGCGCGGCGTCCGCGGCGGCTTTCGCGGCTGCGGCGGCTTTCGCGTCCGGGGTCGGCGCGGGCTTCGTGGGTGGCGCGGGCTTCGCGGGTGAGGCGGTGCCCGTGTCAATGATGGTCGTCGTGCCTTTTTCTTCCGAGAGCATCTTGCGGAGGACGTGGAGCTTGGCGTTGCTGTCGTACACGTGTTGTTGGTCCGCGGGCTTGTTGGCGTCGGCCGGCAACACGTCGCCGTGCCTGCGCGTGGTCTTCGGGGCCGCGCGCCCGTCGATGGTGACGGTCGTCACCGGCTCCGTGGGTTTCGGCTGCGCCGCGATTCTCTTGGCCAGTTCGCCGAGGGACTGGCGGGCCGGCGGTACGTCTTGGCGCATCGCGTCTCCTACGGCGTTTTCGTCACGCGCAGATTCGTCGGGCCGCGCGGAACCACCACGTTCACCGTGAGCGTGCTGTCCGGCGACTCCGCAAACAGATTGACCGCGCGCACCGCAAACGTGTGGAGCCCCGCCGTCGTGATCGTACACAACTGCGACGTGCCCGTCGGACTCCCGACCACCACGCCGTCCAGCCGGACCACGTAGTTCGTCACGTTGTCACTCGCCGGGTTCGCGTCCCATGCCAGCGTCACCGTCACCGGCAGCGTCTGCGCGCGCAGCACGATGACGCCGGGAATACCCCCCGGCGCCCGCGGGTGCCAGACCAGTTCGACCATCGCACCCAGACCCAACAGCAGCAGGGCGGCCAGCGTTGCGCGTTTCATGCCGCCTACCTTACGCCCCTCACCACACGTCTGTCAACCCCCCCCCACAGCCGGGGAAAAATTCTGGGGCGGCTAGGTACTCTGCTCCGTACGTACTCCCCTCCGTACAAGAGAAGAAGAAATACAAATACACTATATATCCACGCGGACACGGGTTAACCGTTAAACCCTCAAACAACAGTTAATTCCTAGGAATCAACAGTTGTTACCTACAAGTATCAACTGTTGCTGCCTACTCCCAAAAGGCGAAAGGTCCACTTTCAGGGCGAAAGTAACTGTTGATTCCTAGGTTTCAACAGTTGATTCTTGGTGTTTGGACAAAAGCAAACTGTTTCCTTTTCAGGTACCAACTGTTTCCTCCTACTCAAAAACAGGCGAAACCCGTCACTTACAGGCGAAGGTAACTGTTTCCTCTTGTTTCGTTTGTCCTTCGCCCTTTTCTTCGCTGTCCCTTCTCTTAAACTTCGTCTTCCCTTCGCCTAAACGCTCCCCTAGTAGACCAAAAATACCGCGCGCGGACCCCCCCCGCCCCCCACCCCGGCTAACTGGAGTGCCATGCCGGGGCGTCCCCCCCGAGCTAACCGCCATGCCAGCCAACCTGCCCGCGCCAGCCCGGGTCAGCTAACTAGCATGCCAGCCAGCCATATGCGCCTGATGCGTCTGGGTGGGGCGCGTGGGCAAGGGCTGCCGGCCGGCGGCGCGTGGCGGGGGCTTGCGGGCGCATCGTAGGGCTTCGAGGGGCTGCCGGTGCATTGGCGCGCGTGTCTGTGACGCTCAGCCCGGGGCTCGTGGGCGCGCGTCCTACGTGTCGGGCGGGCTCATGTGAGAGAGGCGCCAGCGTGGGCAGGCTCACAATTCCGTTGCTCAAGCATCCAATCCTGTCGTGTCTCCGTCGCATATGCTCGGGACGCACAGCCGCGGCGGTTTTGGGGCTGCTGTAAGTCCGCATAAACGCTCGGGTTAAGCGGGGGCGCGTAG